GTACCATTACTGTATCCAACACCAACTCTATTTGTAGTTACGGTGCTTAGTTTTCCACCAACCTGTTCAATATATCCACTAATAGCAGATGCTGAAGTACTGTCACTAACTTTCTTACCAATAGTAAGAATAGAATCCATGGATGTAGTTGTTGTAATTCCAACTCTCAGTTTTCTTGGTAAGGTCTTAACTGGATTCTCATTCAGTTGTCCAACGTTTGTATTTCTTGCTTCAAGTGGTGGGTTGTAGAAGTAAGCAACACCAGGAGTAGATGTTACGAAGTTTGCTTTGTAAAGCTTGAACTTCATGTCCTCAAACTGGTTTGCTGTCCAAATAGTTCCGTTCTGAGACTTGAATAGACTTCCTCCAATATATTGTTTGGTAGCAATAACACTTTCAGCATCAGGTAAAGTGGAGGAGTTTACAGTTCTTTCTCCCATTCTTGCAATCCATACTTCATATTGATCTGAATATGGTGACAGAAGAACCAGGGCATACTCTGTATCTGGTCTCAGATATATTGGTGATGGGAATGAAATCCTAGTCGCAACAGAAGCATCATTAGAGGTTTGAATCTGAGATGGGTCAAGAGTAACTCTTGAGTATTCATTTACAAGACTTCCTGTTGGAGTTCCTAACTCAACTGTTCTGAGTTCTGCAAATATCTTTTCATTCTCATCCTTATGGGCGAAGAACACATCAACGCCAGTCATAAATGCACCACTCTCATCAACTGTGAATGACTGTGCTAGTGGGTCATAACGCTCAACCAAGACTGATCTTGTAAATACATCAACTCTACCAGTTGTTGTATATGAACCCTCTGCGCTACTGATTAGAAGACTTCCAGGAAGTGGAGTCTCATTTGTAGAACTAGAAGTAAGTCTGAAAGTCTTTGTTCCAGTAGTAAACCTTAGTGGAGGTGGTGGTGATGCAAGTGGATCTCTGAAGAAGATGGAACCAATAATATCTCCAAATGTATCAGCAAAGAATCTAATATCAGAAACAGATGCTTGAGCACCGCTTGTTTCTCCAAGAAGAACCATACCCTTAGTAATATATCCAGTATACTTACCAAGGATTTCTTCCTGTAATGCCTCAATATCAACGTTTAGAACAGTTGAAGATGCTGAGTATGATGCAGGGAGTGTTACCGACTTATTATATGGATTGAGTGAGAATGTGGTTGATGGATTAGCACCTGGACCAGACTTATGGTTTGGTTGTACTATTCTGCATGTGAATAGGTTAGTACCACCAACATAACCTCTTACAGTTTCACCAATTCTAAAAACACCAGATGTCATGGTGATTTCAATAAGTTTTGGTGTAATATCAATTCCACTAGTCCCATCAAAGAATGGATAATGTCTTGCTAGAGGTCTAAGACCAATAGCATTAAACATTACATTTCTTGAGCGAATGTATTGGTCTGGTGTGCTTGAGGTTAGATCGACTGACGTGCCAACAACTCTAGTAGCACCACCAGAACCTCCAACAGTTCTAGTACCACCATTTCTAATAATAGTTCTAACCCAACTGTCAGTTTTTGGTGTAAGTTCGATACTACCATTAAACTCAATCATATTGAATGGGTTTACATTCTCAACTCTAGTTGCAAGTGGTTGTTCAATCCATGACTTTTCCGTATACTTAAGTGTAATTAAGTTTCCAGTCTTTTGGACATTACTGTCAAAAAGACTTAGATTTTCGGCAAAGTCTGCAGTATCAGTATTAATTGATGGGTCTAGAGCAAGTTGTGGTGCTAAAGAGTGGAAATCGAGAGGAGTGATTAGCTCATTAGTTGTTGGATCGATATCAGCGGTTGACTGAGTACTATCCGTTCTCTGAAGATCTCTAAAATCATCTACAAAGAAACCAGACTTGAACCTATCAAGACCATCAACGTCTCTAACTTGTAGTGTTTTAGTATCAAGTTCTAAAAGTGAAAGGGAAGTTACAGTCTCTAGATTTTCTACTCTATCTTCAATCTTTCCAATATCCCTCATAGTATATCTTCTATTATCTACAAGAGTGATGGTTACATCATCTGTATTATAGAGATACGCTGGTAGAGAGATGGTGCCAATTTCCATGGCATCATCAGTATTTGCTGGTGGTTTTGGATTTACTGCTGAAGCACCTTTGATAACACTAAAGGCACCTTCTTTGTTTAGAATTACTTTATCAATTCTAGGTAGATAGAAGTCATATCCAACAAGTGAACTTTCTCCTGGTGCTACAACTAAAGTTGGGTTTACACCAGCAGTTGCAAATGTTCTGCTAGCATAGTCAAATGGAGATACGGTTGTTGATGTAAACTCAGAAACTCTAGGTCTGAAATCTAAAACATCAGTAGCTCTGGTTCCATTTGTAACTGGAATATCATCTTTATATCTTTCAGCATTATATGAGTTTACAGTATATAAGTTTCCAATATCATTTGATGGAACTGTATAACGATTGAAGATGATAGTAAGTTTGTGGGAAGGAATATAGTTGTCTCTTGCTCTTACTATTCTTGAATAATCATAGTAGTAATCTTTTACTCCTTTATCCAAGGTATACTTTCCAGTAATATCTTGATAATTGCCACTATTTACTGCCTGTACTGTTGAACGAATATTAGATTCGGAGAACGTTGCTATTTCACCAACTACAAACCTATTTGAGTTTAGGTAGACAATTTCTACTTTGGTTGCTGAAGATCTTGTTACTATCTGAGCGATAGCACCGCTTGTTTCTCCAGTTACTCTTTCGCCAAGAATAGAGTTTGTATTTAATGAAAGACCTGATGGGAATTCTACAGAGTCTAGAGTTGCTGCAGATGAATCATATGACTCATAAACTGCTAGAACTTCTACAACATCTGGGAAATTCAAGCAAATTTCTTTATCTTCTACTCTTGTACCATAGAACTGACTAGTTGTCAGACCGCTGATAGCAGTAGAAACTCCACTAACTGATTTGGTTACTTGTACCTTCTCACTTCTTGTAAATACTTTAGACTTATTTGTGATGGAATTCTTTCTTACAGTTGTATTAACTGTAACGTTATTTGACTGTGATGGTGTAAGACCACTAAAAGTAATGGTTTGACCACCAGAACCGAGAGTGACCTGATCTGATGTTAGGTCTTCAATACTTCCATCATCATAGAAGATACCATATCTTTCAGCATCAAAAGTTTCGAAGAAAGCACTACTAATACCAGTAGAATTAACGTTAATAGTTAAAGAACCTGTAGAACTTGTGGTTTGAGACTTGAGTTGACTTGATACAAGTAGGTTAGAACCAGCAAGATTTACAGAAGCAATATTCTTTTCTTCTAATGGTGCAAATAAACCACCATTATCCTTGACTAGGGGGACTCCAAGTGTAAATGTAACATCTGCATTAGAAGCGGGTAGACCGCCATCACAGACGCCGCTAACGTCCTCAACGGCAGCAACAGTCATACTGTTGTCGTTGTTTACACTAACAACCCTATTAAATGTCTCATCGGTTGTTCCAGGTATTTGATATCTGATGATGGTATCACTCTTGATACCAACAAAGTTTTTACCTGGACAGGTTACGTTACCACCAGTCGTAATTCTGATTGTATCAGCGATGCCAAAGTTTTTAGGCATCGCTCTTTGGAGAACAAGATCTCCAATAAAGTCAACATCAAGATCAGTATCAATAGTATCAGAATCTTGATAAACAGACTTTATATCTTGAATACCAAAAGTTTTAACGCTCTTAATAGATCTTGATACTTCTGTAGTTTCATTAATGAGTATTTGTTCACCAGCGATAAAGGTTCCTGATGTTTGAATGAGTGATAATGTAGCACTTCCACCAGGAGCAGTTACAACATATCCAGATGCTCCGCTACTTACACCTCTAATGTAAGAACTAGCTGGAACTTCTGCAGTAGTTACAGACTGATTTAAGGTTATTGAGGTATATGTTTGAATATCAAATAGGTAAAGATCCCATTCTGTAGAATCATCAGAATATGAAGCATCTGTTAAACCAAAGGCATATACTCTAGCTTGACCAATTTCAGTTCCAGTAGCAGAAGTTGTTGAAGAACCTCTTCTTTGATTTTGAAGTTTTACAATATTTGAGTTATTATTAACGCCAAGGAGAGGAGTACCCTGTACATTATTAACTCTCATCAGAGTTCCAAACTCAAATGGAATCAAAGCAGAAGATACACTCTTTTTATCTCTTGGTTTTTCTACATCAATAACAGTCGTAGAAATATTCTCAATATCATATCCTCTTACATATGCTCTACCAGGAGATACCTTTACTGCCAGTAGTTCATCGGATGGGATGTTTCCCTGATCGGTGCTTTGACCCTCTTTGTATACTCCACCATTTGATAGACCATCATTTAGAGACTCTGTTACTTCTACACCAAAATTATCTACAGAATAATCACCAGACTCTTCGTAAGTTCTCTTAGCAAAGTAGTCTCTGATTAGATTGTAATTTGACTTATTCTGGAGTTTCTTGATTTCTCCATTCTCAATTCTAATTAACTCTACAAATGTCTTATCGTCGTAGTCCGTTAATAGTTTTTTAGATAGTGTTAAGGAAATTTTGAGTCTATCCGCACCTGGTGCAGCATAGTTTGAAAATCCTTTTGCATTATCATAAAGAGAAGCATCGTCCTTAGCAGTTACGATCTCTTCTAAGATTGTAAGACCAACTCTGTATGAAGAGTCTGCTCTATAAGCATCTAGAACAATTTTATCCCTGGATACATCTACAAATGTTCCTCTGATAAAATATACACCTTCTGAAATACCTACAGAAGTTCCAACCGCAGTTGCATCTTCGTCTACAATGGATGCAATTGTTTCACCGGCATTAATTGTAGTGTTTCCGTAAGTGAATCCTTCTTCTGTGATAAGAACTTCGCCATCGGAAAATGGAACTACATCACCATCATCATTAGCATTCAAATATTTGACAAATAATGTTAGACTGGTTATACCCTCAGACTCTGATACATCTAACCACTTATCAACTGTAGCAACAACTCCAGAAGTTTGACCTCTAAGTTTCTTTCCTACAAGGTTATCAGCATAGATGTTGACATCTATACCAAGATGGTCTGAGTTGAGTCTTACAGAGTTGTAATTAGCATCAAAGGTTACCCCTCCAGGGATAACCATAGAACCTTCTTTGAAGATATGACTGCCAAATGACTCTATCTGATTTTGTAAAATAGACTGAAGAGTCGTTAGTTCCCTAGCTTGAACAGGGAATCCTGGTTTGAATAAAACCCTATAGAAGTTATCTTCCTTATCAAAGTCATCATAATAAGGGTTTATATTGAGATTCGTTTTCTGTGGCATTTTTTAGAATTCCAGGATAATTTTAACGTCTTCTTTTTGTCTAGAATTTCTGGCGATAGCGGGACGATTATCAATATAAACAATATCCCCCGACCCTTTATTTATCTCAGGATTAGCAAGTCCATTTGTAAACTGCGTTCCAAGAGAAATAAGTTTTGTTCCAGATGGGTTTGTGCTGATACCAGTAAATCCAGTATCTATGGAACCAGAAAATCCACCAGTTGATGTAACTGCATTTGCACTTGATTCAAAATCATAGAGTTTTGCGTTAGTTGAAACTCCAACATAATCTGTAGTATCAAAGAAAGTCTGGTTTAAGAATGAATTTCTATCTTGATAATATTTTAAAACTTTAGTTTCTGTGTCATACGAAGCAACAAAACCTTTCGCTGTCCCACCAGTTACTGACTGACTGATTCTAGTTCCAGCAGAAACAGTTCCAGTTACAGAAGAAAACTTGATAGCACCAAGAGATGAGAACTGGTTTTCAGTAAATACAGAGGTTGAACCGATAGAAGTTGGGTTCTTTACAATGCCAATCTGTGCAAATGTGACATCTGTTGGGAAGTCTCTTGTAGAGTCATCAAAACGAGCATAGACTAAAACCTTATCAGCACCAAGTTCCTTGTAAAGATCATATCCATGACCCTTAGAAGGTGGTATGATAGGAATAAGTCTGGCTTTAGTTGATGAACTTGAGTTGATAGAACCAAGATCAACCATACCATATGTGTAGTTCTTACCACCAGAAGAAACAACGCTATTCGTTATCTTTCCGTTGGAGTCTACATCAACAATAACCTTTGCACCTGTTCCATCACCAAGTATGTTTAACTCATGAGAACCTTGAGAATATCCAAGTCCTTGACGATCGATATAGACTTTTTTTATCTGATTCTCATTTGTTTCCGAGTCTCCATTAGATCTAACTGCGGAAATTTGAGAATTTGCTGATGTTTCCCAGTCACTTGGTAGTGAAATATATTCTGTCGAATCAAATTTGATGATATCACTTGGGGAAACTGTATACAGATACTTCCACAAATATCCATCACCACTAACACCTGCCTTGGAAGGTTCCAGATCAGTGAATGTTGGTTCGTCTAGTGATGCATTTCCAGTGGTATTGATTCCAGAAGAACCATTGTCAATACAAATATAAACTTTATACTCACTATTCATCACATAATAGTTTGAGTCATAAAGTCTTGAGGACTTTGTAATTGGAGAAAGATTTGTCAAACTATAGTCATGACGATACATTTCATATTTCGTTCCTCTCGTCCAGTCAATTCTTCTGATAAGTCTTCTAACATTGGCAGAAGTTACCCTCTTACCAAAGGACATATTATCACCAATAAAATTTTGATAATCAAAATTATCTACTGGAGATGGTGTATTGGTATCCCAAACTGTTGTTCTTCCGAATCCAACTACTGCTGGATCCGAAAGACCTACGAAGACATAATATGAGTTAGAAGAATT